CACGCGCGAACGATGACCAGGGATCGCCTCCTCGGCGGCGCCGAACAGCTTGTCGATGTCGAAGTCGGCGTTGCCTTCACCCTCGGATGCGAGGGCGGGGTCGAGGCCGAACAGCTCGTGGATCGAGGGCATCAGATCATCCTTGGTCTGCCTGGGCGGCCATGGCCCGCCGCAGGTCGTCTGCGCTGATACCGGACTGGGTGGGACCCTGCCCACTCACCGCGGCACTGGGACCCTGGGCACCGCCGCCCATGAGTTGACCGATGTTCGTCCCGCCGCCTGGAGGTGGACCACTCGGAGGTCCTCCCGGCCCGCCGGGGCCAGGAGGAGCGCCACCAGGAGGAGCGCCCGGAGGCTTTGCGCCGCCTGGAGCCCCATGTCCTTGCTGTGCCGCACCGACCACCGCCTTCAAGAGCTGCTCGAGTAGGGCGAGGTGGGGCGCGGCGTCGGGGGCCATCATCGTGGCCTGGATCGCTGCACCTATCTGCTGGAGGCCCGCCGCGACGCTCTCGGGGGCCGAAGACCCTTTGCCGGCCACTGGATCAGGACAGCGGTCCGTTTTCCTTCACGGCTGGGATGTGACCCATGGCGTTCGGGTCGGCACCCCAGGCGTCGGTCTCGGTCTGGCCCATGGGCATGATGTTCGCCTTGCCCTTCGGCCCAGCCCCGTAGTTCGGGCGGATCTGGTTCTGGTCAGCCATCACAACCTCCTCGGTTCAATCGGAGCGTACCGCAGACGCGACGATGGGTGATGGACCACCGAGCGGAGAATCCATCACCCATCGTTCGCGAATCAAACCACCATTGGTGCGTTGGGTGAGCCCAACACGGACCGGCTGGCCTAGCGGCCCTTCCGTCCGTGCTTACGGCCACCGTGGCGCTTCCCGCGCTCGCGCGCGTCGACAGGCTGGTTCATACGTTGCTCACCTCCTCCCTCGTTTCGTGGAGCGGCCTTTCCGCTTCGACCTTCGGGCGTTCGACAGAGCCGCGGCGACCGCCTGCTTCTGTGGATGCCCTGACGCCATCATCTCGCGAATATTGCCGCTCACGGTGGATCGGGAGGAACCACGCTTGAGAGGCATGGATCACGAGCAGCCCATGGGGTCGGCGTCCCAGTCCCCGTCGATGTCGTTCAGCGAGTCGACGGCGTTGATCCCGGTGTCGCCCTGGCTCCCGGGCACGAAGTCGGCGGGGTGCTGCTGGGCGTTGCGGGCACCGCGCCCGAGCCGACCGGCGGGATAGCTGGACCGCCCGGTCTGCCCGGTGAACAGGACCGAACCCCTGTTCGTGGTCGCCATGTCCGGGTGCATGTTCGAGGTGTGCGGGCGAGCGTGCTCCATGCCCCGATGCTATGTCAGCTAGGGCGATCCGCTGCGGACTGCTTCTGACCAGGAGGTTTCTGGGCCTGCTTGGCGGCGAGCTGCATCTGGGCGAGCTGGGCGGCCTGCTGCTCCTGCTTCTTCTTGCGATCGAGGATGGCCTGGGCGTGGGAGACCCGGAACGCCTGGAGGACGTAGAGGTCGTCGACCACGTTCATCTTCTTCAGGTTCACGGCCTCGTTGATCCGGGCCGCCCGGCTGGTCGGCTTGGACGATCCGGCGTTCACCATGAGCCCGAAACGCAGCGGGGCGAAGGTGACCTTGCCCTTGGCGTCCTGGGTCGGAGCATAGAAGTGCTGAGCGGCGAGCCGGATCGAGATCGGTTGACCCTCCTCGCCCACGATGGCCATGAAGCGCGGGGTGTCGTAGTTGATGACGATCAGGTTGGCGACCAGCTCGCCCGCTTTCCTCAACGTCAACTCGAGGTTTCGTTGTGCCGAGCGCACCCGGACGAAGCCCGCCTCCTGACCGGCCTGGACTTGCTTGTCGGTCGCCCGGCCGCTCGGGACCTCACCGCGCTGGGTGGCGCTGAGCCCAGCGATGCGCTCGATCTCGTCGCGCCAGAAGCCGACCATCTCCATGATGGCGGGAGGCAGGTTCGGCGGCTGTATCCACGAGGGCTTGTTCTGCTGGCCGCCGGTCGGTCCCCCGTTCACGTCGTAGATCTCGCCGGGGCGGTTGCGGATGGTGGTGCGGTCCGCTCCGGAGCCCTTCACCCCAACCATGATCGGGTTGCCGGTGAAGATGATGTTGCTCTGCGCCATGGCGAGCAGGGTGTTCATCTGCTGCTGGCAGGGCGCTAGGTCTCTGAGCAGGGGCGATCCCCAGAACTCCCCGGTCTCCACGTCCACGTACCTGACATAAGGGTGCCGATCTGTATGGAACAGATTTTCAGCGAGTTCGTCCAGGAGAATCCGGTTACCCGACCAGACGATGACCCGCCACTGGTCGACGATGACGGTCTCGGTGTCACCCATGCTTGGATCACCCGGCGTCACCTCCTCCTCGTAGTTCTCTCGGAACCAGCACTCGTAGACGTTCACGCCGCGCGACTCGGTGATGTGCTTCTTGGCCTGGCCCTGTTGGCCCCAGGTGGTCGGCCCCTGACCAGCGTTGATGGGGGTCATCAGGCCGCCGAGGTAGTTGCGGAGCTGGGCCGGGCGCCCGCCCTGGCTCGGCGGGATGTGGTCGGAATCGCTGTCGCCCGTGATGACCGCGTCCTCGATCAGGTACTTCGGCGTGTCGGGGAACCGGCGCTCGATCTGGGCCGGCGACATCGTGTGGACCTCGATGATGTACTCGGCATCGTCCAGATTGGTGGCGTAGGGGTCGACGTACAAGCACCATGGCGACGTGGACTTGAGCGCGACCTGTCCGAGACCCTGTTCGAGTCCCTGGTCCCAGGTCACCTTGAGGAAGCCCGCGCCGTAGATGGCCGAGTCCCAGAGCATCTTCACGATCTGGGCGTACCAGCCTTCGGTGCGCAGCACCGAGTTCATGATGGCCTCGAGCTGCTCGGCTTGGATGTCGGTGGTCATGGCGTAGAGCGAGAAGGGATCGGCCGCCGGGGTGACGGTGAACATCACCTCCTGGTCGGTCATCCAGCCGATGCGGGCGTCAATGGTCGGGAAGACCTCGTTGGCCCGGGTGCCCGGGGCATTGGGCACATTCGGCGCCGCCCGGTTCATGGTGACCCGGTAGTTGCGCTTCCACTCCGAGGCCATCTGGCCCTTGGCGTCCTTGGCCTGCTGGTACAGGTCTTGGAGCCGTCGGAGGAACCCCTGCTCGTCGTAGACCGGCGGGGCCTCTACCTGCACGAGTGTCAAGTGACCATCTCCTTCAGGTGGTCACCCGTGTCGTCCTGGCGATGCGGGGTCGGCGTCTTGACGAGCTTGCTGGGCTCGGCGTCGGCGTCTCGGGCGTCCTTGCCCCACCCGTGGAGATCACCGAGAGCGTCGGAGTCCCGGGGGTCGGCCATCGCCAGCTTGACCTCCATGCCCAGCTCGTTCGACTCGCGCTCCTGGGCGCTGCGCAGCTTGTACTCCCAGTCACGATGGTTCTCGACGTACTGGCCCACCACGGGGTCCCAGCGCGCCTCGGTCCGAAGCGAGGTCCGGTTCACGGCGATCTGGAAGATGCGCTTGGCCACCGAGCCGCACATCCGGCACTGGATCATGTCGGCCGCGGTCTCGGACTGGATCTCGCCGCAGCTGCGGCACCGATAGGAGTACCTCATCGATACATCCCTTGGATTTCCTCGATATTCATCGAGAGCTGCTCCATCCCAAGCAAGGTTTCGTCGGTAATGACCTCCGGCGCCCCACAGGCGCGAAGCGCTTGGGTAGTGCTTTTCAGCGCGTTGTTCAGGAGATCGATACAAACGAGGAGCGTATGAACCGCCGATGTATCGTCCAAACCATCAATGTCTTCCGGCATCAATATGTGACCTCGATCCCGATCATCGCGTCGTCGTCCATGGGTCCCAAGGTTGCCATGCCCGGAGGTGTATACGTGCGACCGTAGCTGCCGGCCAGTTGCGGGTTGCGCTCTCCGGGCAGGTGGCCGGGCGCGGGCGCGGCCGCCGAGTAGTCGAGGGTGCCCTGCTCCCAGATCACGGTCATGATCCCGATGCCGAGGCTGGTCACACAGTCGTCGTGGCCGCTGCGCCGGGACGGCCCGTAGGTGCCGTCGGGGTTGGCGATGTACCGGGTCATCTCGTAGTAGGTGGCCGGGTGGTGGATGATCAGGTGCTTGCGGTGGATGATCGACTGCATGGTGGTCAGCATGTTGTTCTTGGTCTCGTAGGTGGTGTTCCACCCGTACGCCTGCATCATCAGCTTCGGGCGGTCCGCCCGGCGGTCCATCCATATGTGCTGGTAGTTGGCCTCGCGCCACCAGGCGAGCACCGTCTTGCCGCCGCCTTGGATCTCGGTGTTCAAGATGGTCTCGGGTCCGTACCAGTAGGCGATGGCCAGCGCGATGTCCCCGATGCTCTGGGCGTCGGCCGACCCGTGCCAGACGGCCACCTGCTCCATCGAGGCGCGGTCGATGACCTGGATGCAGCAGGGATCACCCTCGATGGTCCAGGTCGGATCGACGGCCACCACGTAGCGGCGCTTGCCCCGGGGGTCGGGGCGCTCGTAGACGAAGAAGTGCCCCTCGTCGTCCTCTTTGAAGGCCACCTTCCCGCCGTCGTTGTACAAGAAGCCCTGTTCCATCTCCACGTCGGGGAAGTAGCACTGGGACAGCTTGACCAAGGGGAAGACGTTGGAGCCGCTGGATAGGAACGCCTCCTCCTGGGTGTTCGGGTACTCCTCCTTGAAAGTCTCGGGGTTGGAGTAGCTCTGGAGCTTGCGACGGCGCCAGGCCAGCTTGGCGAAGGTCATCTTCGGGATCGCGACCAGCATCTCGCGCTCGTCATCGTCCAGCTCGGCCATGTGGAGGTGGTGGTTCTTGACCTCGTACTCGTCGTGCTCCCACCAGGGGAAGAACATCGGGGTGAAGTCGGATTTGCCCCCGGCGGGGTCGATGGCCTTCATCCACTCCTCGTAGAAGAAGCCGCCCACGCCCCGGGCCGTCGACTCGTAGATCACGATGGTCCCGTGCTCGTAGGGGATGGCCTCGTTCAGCGCTCCCACGATGGCGTCGGCCTCGGGCCAGATCGCCACCTCGGAGCCGTGGACCGCTTGCAAGGTACGACCACGGCCCACGTCCTCCTTCTTGGCCGTGTCGACCAGGATCGACGATCCCGTCATCCACTCGATGTAGCCCTGCCGGTTGTACTTGGTGGAGAAGGCGGTCTGGAACGGTCCCATCTCCCAGTACCGCTTGGTCATGGAGAACAGGTACTCGGAGTCGGGCTTCTCCTTCGAGAGCACCAGGGCGTTGGTCCCCGGGTGCAGGAAGCACCAGAGGAACAGGACCGCCTCGGTCAGAGTCGAGAGTCCCAACTGCCGGCCCTTCAGGACGATGATCCGCACTGGCTCGCCCGCGTTGTACTGCCGCTCGATCTCGGAGACCACCTCGCGCTGCGCCCAGGCGAAGGCATCGTTGCGGTTCAGCTTCTTGAGCTTGGCCCCCTTGGTCTTGATCGTGAGGGTCTCGAGCATCGGCCAGAGGTCAAGATTCGGCATCGTCATCCTCGGGGCGGTTGGAGAGACGGGCCACGAACCTCGATTGCTCCCTCGGCTCGGCCGGTTCGCCCGTTCGCATCTTCTCCATCATCTCAAGAATGGTCTCCTGGTTCTGGATCACCCCCGCCGGGGTCCGCCGGGCCGATGCCGCCATGGTCTTGCCCAGCATGGCCGCGCTGAACCGGGTCTTGTCGGCCTCCGAGCCGGTGGCGATGGTCCGACGCGCGTGCTCCATGGCGTCCCATCGGGTCTGCTCGGTGTATTCCTCCAGGTCATCGGTGCCATAACGCCGCACCCGGACCGCCTTCTGGGCCTCGCGCACGAGGTCGACATCCAGGTCGAACACCCGCGCGACGACGCCGGGCGGGACGCCTTCTTCCAATAGGCGCTCGGTGATGAGCTCGAGTTCCTTGGCCGAGAGGCTCATGCCTGGTACGGGGTTATCTCGAGCCGGACCTGCTCTCCGTGCAACCGATGCAGGCGCGATCCCTCGTCGATCTGCTCGAACGGGACGTGGAAGGTGATGGAGAGCTGGCCGCCGCGGATGGACGAGACGCCGGCCACGATCACCTCGAGCATTATGTCGGCTGGTCGTCGCTCCCCTGCCACGGCCCCGGCAAGAAGTCCTCCAAGCCGAGACGGTCCGCCTCCGTCGCCATCTCCCTTAGCTTCGCCTGCAAGTCGGCGCGCTCCTTCAGCAAACGAGACTGCTCGTTCTCGATCGTCTCCCGGGCCAGGACCGCCTCGATCCCCGGCGCCAGCGGAGTGGAGTCGTAGTCGAACCCGATCGGCTTCTCGTTCCAGCTCTGCTGCGGCGGCGACGAGTAGATCGTCGGCGGTGATTCCCGACCCAGGACCAGCCGCTCCACCAATGCCCGATCCTCGGCCAGTGAACTCCTCATCAGCTCCATCATCGAGGTCCACATCTCCGTCGAGAAGGGGGTCGAATCGGGAGGCGCCGAAATCGGGGTCGGCGGCGTACTCGGAGTCGGGGAAGTCGGGCTCGACGTTGGGCTCTGACGCAGGAGGAGGAAACACAAGGCGCCCGTCAGGACCAAGGACAGGAGCCACCCACTCAGGATCAGCGCCGTGGTCACGAGGCATCTTCGACCTGGGGTTTCGGGCAGAACTTGGCGTACCGTTGGGCGGCGCCCTGCCGGGTCATGCCCACCGCCTCTCCGATCTGCGTCCAACTGATCCCTTGGCGGCGCGCGCCCTTGATCGCGGCGACGAGCAGCTCGTCGAAGTCGTTGCGGCCGTCGGCGCAGCGCCGGATGTCGGCCAGGAAATCAGGCGCCACGGCGCATCTTCCCGAGGTCGATGCCGCCCTGCAAGGCCTGCTCCACCCCGGCGGTCAGCGCTGCCTTCTTGGCGTTGTCCTCGGCGGCGCCCAGGATCTCGGCAACCCGGTGGGCGAAGTCCAGCTTGGCCTCGGCCAGTGCGCCGACCTGCATCAGCAGATGCTCTAAGAACACCGCGAGCCGCATGTTCTCCCACATGCCGGGCGGGAACTGGATCTGGACCCCGAACTTGCCGCCCATGAGGGCCTGGATGCGCTGGCCGTTGGACCTGTCGAGGTCGGCCAGCTCGTTCTCCTCGGTCGGCAGATCCTCGGCGCTCACGTCATCGTCCATGCAACTATTGTTGCAGGGAACTACCGTTGCGTCAAGCCTGGGTTTCCCGCTTCACGACCTCGAGGTAGCGCCGGACGTGCGCCGTCCACGCCTCCAGGGCGTTCATCCCCTGGTCGATGGCCCGGATGGCGTCGAGGGCGATGCCGGTGACCTGCGGGTTGCCGATGCCGAGCCGGCGGGCCGCCTCCACCTCTCGAGAGTCCCCGAAGGAACCGGGCTGCGGGATCACCTGGCTAGGGCCAGGTCGAGTCACGGGCGCCGCGGTGGGCTCGGCCGGCTGCGGGGTGGTGACGGAAGACGGGGGCACCGTACTCTCGGGCGTCGTCGATGGTGAGGGCGCAGCAGCTTCCGGGGGCGCAGTTGCAGCGTCGGTAGCTGGCGACGGGACAGCCGTGGAGTCCGGCACCGCCGTTTCCGTAGGGTTTGGCGCCTCAGCGGGAGGCGAGACGGGCGCGGGCTCGGCGGTAGCGGTCGGCTCCAGGGTCGGCGGCGGGGTGGCGTCCGGACTCGCAGGCGAAGCAGGCTCGGTCGAGGCAGGCGCCTCGGTCGTAGCCTCCGGGACAGACTCCACCGGGGTCGGACTGGGCGCCGCCGAAGGGTCCACCGGGGTCTGCTCCTCGGGCGCTGGGGATGCGGTATCGGTCACGGGATCTCCTTGTCACACGAACTGGACGACGACGGCAACGCTACTTGCACTGACAAGATAGAGGTTGGATGGCAGGTGCGGGGTGGTCACGTCGAAGTTGATGAACGTGGGCTGGCCCGGGTCGATGTAGATGCCGGTGTCCCCCGAGACGGTCTTCATGGAGAGCGCCACGGTCGAGCCGGTCGGCGGGACGATCCACACCCCGAGGGCGGTCGCCGGCACCGGGATCGTCGAGCTGGTGTTCACCGTCCAGGTCTGGGTGTCGATCACGTCCCCGAAGGCGATGGCGAACGGTCCGAGGCTCTGCTGGCCGCCGCTGGGCGTCCCGGTCTGGAGCCCGTTGATGTAGAAGCTGCCGTAGCTCACGAGCCGAGCCTAGACGCGAAGATCCCCCGGACTCTGTGACCGAACGGCGGGGAAGCCAAGGACAACCGAAGTACCGGGGGACTCGCTGCGTGGACCGCACCTTCAGCTTGACACATCCGTTGCGGAAGCGCAAGATAGGAGTGCGGTAAGGGGAAGCACGAGAGGACAATCCATGGACGACGAACGGCAGCACACCCCGTACTTCTGGGTCATCGTGATCGCGGTCCTCGCCGTGATAGGACTAGCGATCATCGCTCAGCCGCAAACCTCGAGCGCCCCTTCGGCGCCGACGATCACCTCGCCCGTGCCGCACTACGTCCGGTACTGCATGGCCACCAGCGCACCGGGGTGCCCGGTCCCGTGAAAGTCCGCCGCAAGACGCCGCCGGCATTGGCACCTCGAGCCGGGCCGGTCACCATCACACGGGCTGATGGCACCCAGGCGAGCCAACGATCGCTCGGTACCAAGCAGCGAACCGCTCTGGTGAAGTCCTCGGAGCGCCGGGCCGCCCGCCAGGCAGCGAAGCAGGCCGACGAGATGTGGGGGAAGCCTTCGGGACGCTGATCCACTCCATCTGAGGTCGCCCGTAAAGCGTGGATCGAGCCCCTGAGGAAGCCCCAGGGTGCGCCACGGCAATGTAGAGCAACCTCCTGACCTGCGGATCAGTCAAAAAATGCCTTCGCTAAGGGCTCCTTGGTGTAATCGCCGGAGCGAAGCGGAGGCAATCGGTGGACAGGTGTTCGAAAAGCCACTAGCGCAGCACCTTCGGTGCTTTGCTGTCAGATGGATCGGGACCCGATTCGTGAGTGCGGGGCGCAAAAAATCTGAGAGGGAATCGGGGATGACCTCGTGTGGAGCGTTCCACTTACATAATCCCTGGTCAGAGGGCCAAATCGGCAGGTGCTAGCTAGAGTTAGCACCCCGGGGGGCACCGCCAGGCCAGGGGGTAGTGACCGAGGGCTCCGAGGCACGGGGGGATGCCCACCCACCCTGCGCACGACCACCCCTCGCCGCGGTGTTGGATCGTTACCCACGACGGTCGATAGTGATTCAACACGACGAGCTCAGCGACGTGCCGGCGCAACGATGCTTGACAGTGCAGACCATCGGGTGTATCGTGGCACTAGACACCTTGGGCGCTGGCTACAGACCAGAGCACGTGGGCCGACTGGCGAGGCTTAGCAACCCGAGCCGTGAGAGAGGTGTCGGGTACATGAGTGAGCAAGCGAGCGCAGCGAGTGCGCTAGCGACAACCGAGCGAAAGGACAGACCATGACCATGACCAAGGCTGCAAAGGCCGTGCAGGACCAGGAGCGCGCCAACACTCTCGAGAAGTTGCGAGGGTGGCTCCGACCTGGTGACACCGTGCAGACGATCCTTCGCCATGTCAGCTCGTCAGGCATGAGCCGGGCGATCTCGCTGATCATCGTCACAGATGGCGAGCCGTTCGACATCTCGTTCTGGGCAGCTCGTGCCATGCGCGACAAGATCGACGAGCGGTGGGGCGGAATCAAGGTCGGTGGATGTGGGATGGACATGGGCTTTCATCTCGTCTACAGCCTGAGCCGCACGCTCTGGCCCGAGGGTTTCGACTGCATCGGTGCCGATTGCCCCGCCAACGATCACCACAACCCGCCGTATCCAGCTCGGGAGGCCGGCGCCATGCATCACCGCGATGGTGGGTACGCCCTGACGCATCGGTGGCTTTGATGACCTACCTACTCGCGGCGATTCTGGGCGGTGGTACCGCCTTCTACGGGCTCTGGCTCATCGTGGGGCACCACCGGGACTACTCCGACCCTTGGGAGCGCTACGGCAGCCCATGGGCAGACGACGACTTCTGATTCTGATCGGTCGAGCCGGTCGCCCTTGCGAGGGCGCCGGCCTGGATCTATCGGGGAGGACCGATGGCGACGCAGCTGTACAATCGGGACCAGGTGAACGCGCTCATCTCCGAGGCGGTCGAGATGGCGGCCGAGCACTCTGAACGCGGTGAGCTGATCGACACGGGCGAGGTCGCTGAGCTGCTCGGCGTGAAGGTGACCACGGTTCATCAGTGGCGTCGGCGTGGCGTGATGCTCGGGCCGGCCCGGCTGTTCTCGGGTATGCCTGCCTGGGACCGCTCAGCGGTGCTCAGGTGGGCTGTCGAGACGAAACGCCTGCCATAGGCTCCGGCCGAACTGCATCAGATCGTTGTCGACGTGGTGGATGCACGCGGGCAATGGCCATTCGACCACCGCTCTCCGCCAACAACACCACGAGCCGGCCTGGCATCTGTGAAAGCGATAGCGCAGCGCGAACAGGGGCGTAGCGTGCCTCATGATGCCCGGGCCTTCCTGAGCAGCGCGTGCACCTCGTTGCCTATGGGGTGAGACGATGCCATCGCGGCCATGATCGTCGTGTGGTGCCGACCGACGTATCGCCCGATCTCGGGGTAGCTCATGCCTTCGACTCGCATGGCCGCCCACAGCAGCCGACGGGCCTGCATCGTCCGACCGCTGATCTTCTGGGCGCTGATCAGGTCTTTTTTCGCTATCCCCGTCCATTCGCATACCGCCGTCACGATCTGCTCGGGCCGCAACCAGGGTTGCGCTTCTACCACGGACACGATTCCTCCCCGTCTGTCTCTCGGATCTCTACCACCGTGGCCCAAGCAGGTCCCCGGCGTGCGATGTCGTAGTGGTAGCTGCGCACGAACCTCGGGCCGTCGTCCTCGAGGAGCTTGGCATCCACCAGGCCGTCGAGCACCGCCTTCACCATCGGGGCGATCGCATCGGCGTCGATCCAGCGCTTGGCCGAGGTCGGCTGGATGCCGTAAGCATGGACGGTGACGGGGAGGTGGAAAGCTCTATGATTCGACGAATAGTGCCGGATCCCCTCAAAGTCGAGACTTGACCATTCGGCGGTGATCTGCTTCTCGTCGTTGAGCTGCCCACGACCGGCGAGAGACGCCAGAAGGCGCACACCGGCCACCGCAGACGCCTTGGCCGCCCAGTGGCCGCCATCGTTGGCGAGCATCGGTCTACCGGCGATCATCAGGCTTAGTTGGCGAGTGCTCACGTCTCCTCCGTGTCTGACATCGAAGCGGTTCTCCTGGTCTTTGCCTCGAACGCCGCTCGCGTTGCCTTCAGATCCCTCTCGGCTATTTCAAGGCGCCGCAAGATCCCTGGCCACGCCTCATCCCTAGCCTTAGGGTCGGATACGGTCAGGTAGCGAACCCGATTGAGATCGTCATCGGTGATTGGCTCGGGGGCCGGGCGCAACATGCAATCCGGGTTGCTCGGGTCCTGGCAACCGTCCTCTCGGCACTGTGGGATGCAGCCGTGGGGCTCCGGGCTCGGGGTGGGTGGTATTCCCAACGTCCTGCGTACCGACAGCACGGCTTGCTCCTTGGCCTCAGTGTTGGCGATAGATCCCTCAAGATCCCAATCGGAGAGATGGGCGTCCCAATGATCCCAAATGTTCTCTACAATCGTTTCCGGCTCCGGGCTCGGGGCCTCAGTAGCCAGGGCAGCAGCCAGACGCCTCAATGCTTCCTGGGCTTCTCGGATTGCGGATCTAGCCCACGGTGCGTCGGCCGTTGCTGCGCCTCGTCCATCGGCGTTGAGGGTGAGCATGTCCCAGCCTAGGAGGTCGCCCAAGACTCGTTCGATTCGGCAGATCACCTCTCTGGCGGCTCGTTCGATTGCTGTGTGACGGTCAGGCACGGGGGATCGCTCCTTTGCAAAGAATCGGCTGGCCCCACATGAACCGACCGTTGCGGTACGTGTGGGCGTACTGCCACGGATGGTCGTCGGGCGTGAAGTAAGCCCGGACGAACCCATCGCAGTTGGCGCAAGGAACGGCTTCCCGCTTCCCGCTGGTGTTGTTGGGGGAGGGGGTGGGGCTAGCGGGCATGGGAATATGTCCAGGTGTAGTGGTCGTCCTCGTACTCGATCTCGATGAATCCGTCGGTGGGGGCGTGGGTGCCTACGTGAGACTCCAACAGCCCCTCGGCGTCCATCCATTCGACGAAGTTGCATTTGCCCTGGTCGACCAACTCGTGCTCATGGTCGGTGATGTTCCAGCCGTCGCAACCCTCAGAACAGATCAGCCGACAGTCGGCTCCCTCGGTGGCGTGGCAGGTGACGTTGCCCTCGATCCAATCGTCGTGGATCATCCACCTAACCGAGTGCGCCCGTGGTCCTCTCAGCAGTTTGGCCTCACCCATCCGTCGTCTCCTCTCCTCCTGTGTCGGCCCGGCTTTCGTACCCGTAGCCCCATGAGTCCCAGCCGAGGCGAGGCTGACGGGCGAATAGTTCGACGTAGGGGCCTGGGGAACATCGCTCCACGAGGTCGGTAAACGATGCGGGCTTGACCGAGTGGCCTTGCTTCGCCGCAGTGAAATGGGTCCCTTGGCGGCGGTCCTTTGTGCGGAGCGACCCACGCACGCCAAACAGAACGTGCTCGGTGTTCGTGCGAAAGTAGTGCCCGAGCCCGAGGTGGCCCGTCTTGCACCATGTCAGCATTGTCCGGTAGCCGAATCCCCATGCCTGCATGATGGCGAACGTCCGTGCCAGGTGAAGGTTTGTCGTCCAGAGGTACAGATGGGCATCCTCGGCGGCGATGTCCGCTACCGGCAACGCTGCGATGTCCTCCATTGATAGGGTCGAGTAGTGGGGCTCGATGCCGCGCTCCTTCTTGACTCGCCCCACCCTCGTTACGCCGGTCAGCTTGTGCTCGTCAGGCCACGGCGGGTCGGCCACGATGGTCGAGTAGGGCGGGTTCAACTCCTCAAACATCCGTCTCCTCTCCATCAGCACTGAGGGCGACGAGAGCGTCGAGAGCGTCGAACGCTTTGGCGATGAGTTGCTCCCTGCTCGGCATATCGTTTGAGCGTTGGCCGTACCATCGTTTGTCGTATTGGGCGATGCCGATCAACGCCCTGCCCTCCTGGGTGCACCGTGCCATTACTTTGATGTGATCGGCTTTCCAACTCCCCAGCGCCTCCCACAGCCTCTCGTTCTCTCTTCGGGCATCGGCTAGAGCGGTGAGGGTGGCGGAATAGTCGATGGCGTCAAGAGCTTTGATGGCAAGTCGTTGGCAGTATTCGCTCTCGCTGTTGTTCTCGCCGATTGCGGCGATGAACTTCCGCTCCGAGTGAATCCCATGAGCCGCCTTCTTCACGGCTTCGGTTCGGGGGTCGGTGACACTCACGTCTCCTCTCCTCCTGTGTCGGCCCCGTCGTGAAGTCGCTCCCGCAGCACCTCATTGCCTCTTTCGGCATCTCTGGCGTAGTTGACGACATGGCGGAACTCATTGCGGACTTTCTCCACCTGGTCGCGAATGGGCCGAAGTACGCTGGGAAGAATGGCGTTCGGGTGCGCCAGAGTGTCTGAAACCGCCATCTTGATTGAGTCCAGCACCCGATCGAGGTCAGCCAGCATCTTGTCCCAGTCGTCGAAGCGATTGGGTGAACCGGATGGATAGTCGCTCACGTCGCCTCTCCTCCTGTGTCGGCCTCTCCATCAGCACTGAGGGCGGCGACCAGGATGCGAACGGCAACACCCACTCTGGCCCAGCTATTACTCAGAGGAGGTGCCGCCGGGTCATACCATGCTTCCACTACGGCCTTCGATGCCTCCCACAGCCTCTCGTTCTCTCTTCGGGCATCGGCTAGAGCGGTGAGGGTGGCGGAATAGTCGATGGCGTCGAGGACGGCGTTGGCTTCTTCGGTAAGAGTGTGCAGGCGACCGTGGACCCGGTAAATCGCTTTCGTCGCTTTGTCCACGGCTTCGGTTCGGGGGTCGGTGTCAGGCACTTTGGAACCTCCTGCGGTTCTCCTCGGTGAGCCTGAGATCCTGACGCAGGCACCATTCCTCGAAGGGCTCGCGGATCTCGGCCAACTCCTCGGGCGTTGGACCGTCGAAATAGGGATCGTGGGTCATCGCGTCACCATCCAGGTCTGCGCCCGCCGGCCATTGGCGTTGTAGGCCTCGCCAGGAGAGTAGATGCGCCCCGCCCGCAGAAGCTCCACGCGCCTCGGCCGCTCGGTCGATCCGTCCATCTCGAGCAGCTCTTGGATCTCGGCGTCGGTGACCGGCCCGGAATCTCTGATGCAGAGATAGACCAGCTCGCGCAGGGTGAGCACCTTCGGCTTGATCTGCTCGGCCGCGGCGATGGAGGTCGCTGAATGGCGCTGGGCGGCCGGGTACTCGTCTTCCCAGGCCATTACGACACCTCCGCAGGCCCGGGGTCCCTGAGCTGTACATCGGCGTTGATGCCCAACTCATCGAGGATCATTTGGATGAAGCGCAGGATTTCATCCTCATCGCCATTGAACTCGCTGGTAATCGTGTCAGCGTATGCCTGGATCATTCTTGTGTCGTCGCTCATGACTCACCTGCCAGGGCAAGCAGCGAAGGCGGGCACACCCATTCCACCTTCTCGATCTCAACGGTCCGAGTGGTGACGGGCAGCGCGGCGACAGCTTCGGGGTCCGGTCCGGTGATCTCCACGGTCTCGGTGGTGACCACTTTCTCGCAGGTCGCATCCTTCTTGATGAGGATGTGGATCTCCGCGAACCGACCGAACCTTCGCTTGAGTTCGATCAGGTCGCCCGTCGTGCCGGTTGTGGACTTGGTGGCGTTGCCGAGTTGCCGGACGAAGGTGCTCACATCTTCCTCCTCGAAGACCACCCGAGTCACTTGGAAGGTCGAATATGGCGGGATGAGCGCCGGGTGCTCCTCGAGGAAGTCGATCAGTTCTCTCGCATCGTGCAGCCATGCGATCTGTCGTTCGTTCAGTTCAGCCATTGGTCTCCCCTTGTTCGGTACTTACTGTCACTCCACAGTATGCGCTTACTTCGTCTGCTTCGCAACCCTCTCGTTCTCCACAAGAGTCATGATCACGACATCGGCTTCTTCCCTGGTCAGATCGTTCAGCGACTCACAGGCATGGCCAAGCGCCCCGGCGGCGACCAGATGCGGGTCCCACCCGAACTGCCGGCAGATGGCCCACATGCGGGACCGCTGTTTGGCGTCGATCATCTCATCGGTACCGGGCGCGGAAGGATGCAAGGGCTCGGGGGTAGTAGGTGTCGACGTACCAGCGCCCGATGTTTGCGGCGACACCGAGCCAGGGTCCTTGTAGGGCACCACCTCTTTGACCAGAGGCTCCATCGAGCCCTTGTCGTAGAGCCCGAGACCGAACTGATCGCCAAGGTCCTTGGCTGCCCGCTTGAGCGCCCCGGTCACAGCCGCCTTGACGGCGAGGTCGTGAGCATCAGAACGGCCCGGTTGGTGCTGGGCGTCTCCCGTGGAAGCGTCCTCTTTGACCGTGACGATCTCACCTGAGGGATTGCGGATGGTGAGGCGCACGGAGGCACGGTAAGCCACGTCCCAGCCCTCCTTCTCCTTGTTGTCGCGAGTCGTCCATTTGACGTGATCCTCGAAGAGCAGCTCGAGCCCGGTCAGCTCCTTGTCCCAACCCTCAAAGCCAAAGAGCCTGGTCAGGTGGGCGATGATGTCGTAGCCTTCCAAGTAGCTCATGCCCTGCGGGTTGCGCTCCACGCGAAAGCTCTGGATGGGGACCAGGAGAGCCCTGCGTTGCGCTGCGGTCAACTCAGCCATCACAAATCCTCCGGGTCGATGTCGATATAGCGATACGCGTCGTAGGGCTCAAGATCAAACTCGATCCCGATCATCTCTCGGGCGTGCTCGTACTTATTGCGCCATACCAGGGCATCTTCCTCAGCCTTGTTGGCTCGCGCCCTCTGCTTTTCAAGTTCACGCTCCAGTTTCGCGATGTCAGCCATGGGAACCTCCCTGCTTGAAGCCGACGGGGACAGGGATGCCATCGAGCGGCAGGCGCACGGCGCCGGGACCGGCGTAGGAGCAGGTCGTCCGGTGCGAGCAGTAGTCGCATTGCCAGGCGGGGCGAGAAGCATCGGGGTCGAGTTCCACCTGGGTCATGTCGTCGCCCACGGCCCAGCGTGGCGGCAGCACATCCGAGCGGAGATGGTCAGCGATCTCCTCCATGCGGTCCAGCTCGGCTATGGCCCACGGTTCGTACTCCTCGCGGGTGTAGTGCCACTCAGCCATGATGCGCCGTAGATCCTCGAAACCGAGCTTGCGGGCGAAGGCCTTGGACACCGCCTCGAGTCCGATGATCCCGATCACCATCAGGTCGGCGCCGATGGCGTAGGCGTTCAGCGCGCCCTGTAGCTTGTCGCTGGTCGTGGGACCTTCCAGGGGCTTCTCCTTGAAGAAGCGGCGATCGAGCCCGATGGCCCGATCGAAGCCGGTAGCGCCCCGAGTCTTCAGCTCGTACGCCACAAGGCGACCATCGACAAGCCTGATTCTGGCATCGAGGTGCCCAGAGGTCAGGTCACCGAA